GTCGGTCGTCAGTTCGGCAGTCCACGCGCCGCCACTGACGACGAGTCCCGACGTCGTCGGGTAGGCATAGTCGAGCCGCGCCCAGCGAATCACTTCGGCCTGCGCGCCGCCTCCCGCAATCCACCATTCCCCGCCCGCCTCGGGGCCTTTGATATGGTCGACGATCACATAGGAACCGACCGGCAGATATTGCGACGGCCAAGTGCGCGCGATGACGACCGGACCGCGCGGGCGGCTTGTGAGCAATGACATGCCAGGGGCCACTGGCGAGAACGCCGCCGACAACAGCTCGACCTCGAACGTGTCACCGTTCCCGGTCGTCGGGTAGCTTGCCGAGCGCTCGACCGTCTTCCCCAGCCAGCGCTCGCGGGGAAACGAGAACGCTGCCGTCTTGGGGAACGAGTTGACGACGCGCCTCAGCTCGGCCAATTCCGTTTCGAGTCGCGCGATGCGATGCTGGTCGCCCATCCTAACCTCCAAAGACTTCGGCCGCATTCACGGCGCCGGGTCGATCAAACGCGCGACGCTCGACGCCTTGGGCATCGCGAGCGGGCGGTGGCGCTTGAATGTTGAGCGGGTCGAGTTCGCCGGCGCTGGTCGTGATCGTCATGGTCGGAGACGTCGGGCTACCGGGGCCATCATGCACGGCCCAACTGATCCGCAGCTCGGTGATCGGCGACACGCAATCGACCGCCTGCGCGTTGTCTTTCAAGTTGTCGCCGACCCTCACGACTAGGTCGCCCAACTTCACGACGCCGTCGCCCTTGAGTCGAGTCGTCGTGATTGACACGACGCGATGAGGCTCGGAGTACCACGCGTAGGCAATCTTGGCGAGCGCCGCCAATTGTCGCGACGCCTCGCGGGGTCGCTCGATCCAAACGCCTTGACCGGTCGTCAGCAGCCCTTCGAGATAGCTCGGGTCGCTCGTGACGTCGACCGCCGTCCCGCCGACAAGATAAATCTCCTCGTAATGATCCGCCGCTCGGATCTCGTGAACGCGAATCAGGTCGACGTTGCCGGCGACGTTGTCAGGGTAACGATGCTCGATATGGAGTCCGTTTTCGAGTGCCACGGTCGCCCGTAGTTGCTGGTAATCATAGACGCCGCCGTAATCGTCTTCCGGCAGTTGCACAAACGATTCGCCGGCGATGACGTGCTGGGGCTTTCCGCTGACGCGCACGCGCAGCGAGCGGCCGTCCTTGCCTACGCTGGCAGCCGCGGTACAGGCTGGAATGTCGTCGGCCGACACTGATCCCAGTTCCGCCAGCCGTCCCATCTCTTGCCCAAGCACGAAATTGTCCGTATCGGGCCGCGCGAAGAAGAGCAGAATCGGCAGATATTCGCGATCGTTTTCGGGCTCGTCTTGAATGCCCGCGATCTTTTCCCCCACCAAATCGGCCGCATGCGTCGCGTAGTCGAACCCGTAATAGAGGGGCAAGTTCGGCATTAATTTCCAACTCACCCACGGGGTGTTGCCGTGAATGTTCTGCATGCCCTTGTAGGCCGCGAAGACTTCGTTCCCAGATACGTCCTTGCCGTTCCAATCGGTCGGGATCTTGAACCGCGAAAACACGTCTTCGAGCGTCACCCGGGAACGGGAAACCGCGTTCGCTCGCTGCGCGTCGACGAGCGACAATGCGGCGTAGTTCGGATCTCCGCTCGCGGCCGTGCGATACTTTTCCTCATCGGCCGGCGTCCAGTCGGGAGACCAGTCTTCAAGGTTATCGGTTCGCAGCTTCGAAAATCCGACCGTGCAAACATATTGCAGCGGGCGCCCGCGCACGACGACTTGATCGCAGGTCGGGAGCCCTGAGTCCTTGACGACGCACGTCGTCTCCGTGTCGACGTCGAATGTCAAATGCAGTTGACGCGTGCTCTTGGGGATCGTGTGGCCGGCGATTTGATCGTTCGGACCGGGAGGCAAATCCGTGAACAGGTCCTCTTTCAGGATCGTCTGCGTGACGAGCTCGACGACGTCGCCGCCCGCGTCGGGATCGTCCTCGACGACTTCCAGCCACCAATTGAGCAATCGTCCGCGATGCAACAGGTTATTCAGCAGCGACAAGACGTTCGCGTTTTCTTGCGACACTTCGGGCCGGTCCCAGTCGGGAACGTAGCAGCCCGAACGCAAGCGAAACGGCACGCGCACGACTCCGCCAGGATCTTCGGGGATCGCCGCCCCAAGCAAATAACGCACGATCTCTTTCGTGTTCCAATGCTGCGCGTCTTCGGGGAGGTAGTAGAACGATTTATAATTGGGTCCCAAATCGCCGACCGAGCAGTTCTTGAGACCGTCGCGGTTGAACGTCTCCCGCAATCCTTGCCGCAGCGTAATGCCGACGCCGGTCGAAAACGCCGACGACATGATCGGCGTGATCGAGAGCAAATGCTCGAGACCGTAGCCGACGATGACCTGTTGACCGCTGGCGAGCGGCTTCGGTTTTTCCTTGTCGCCGCGCACAATCACGCCGCCGTCCTGATCGATCGAGATTTGCAAGACGCCGTACCACGTCCGCTCCGACCATAACTCAGGATCTTCGGCGACCAGTTGACACTCGGCGACGATCTTCGCGTATTTCGGCCACTTCCAATCGAGTTTGGCGACGTCCTCGTAGGCAATGGAATTCGGGCGGAGAATGCGACCATAGTCCCAGCGCAGGGACGCCGTAGGCATGGCCGGCTGGCAACTCCACACGATCTCGGTCGCGTGCAAGTGCTCGACCTCTTCCCAATCGTCCTCCCACTTATCGCGCACGTAGACGGTGCATTTTCCTACTTTGCGGATGCCCGTATCGTTGAAGTTGACAGTCGTCGCCATCAGCGAAACTCCTAGGCGTTCGGGCTGCCATTGACGACCGCCGACCCGCGACACAAAGGCTTCGCCAAGTCGCCATCAGAATCGTCTTCGACGAACAATTCAAAGTTGTACCGGCCCGCCGCGATTGCGGCCGTTTGCGTCTCGTGAAAACGCACCGTCACGCGGGCGGGAGTCGTGCCGCTCGTCCCGACGTCCACGACGGTCACTTTGCTTTCGGTTCCGCTCGTGTTCGCGGTCCAGTCTGGCGACGCGCCGTCCGTGTCCCACAAGCGAGCCTCGACGACGTCGGACACCGACAGGACGAGCGGCGTTTCTCCGTCAGGGCCGTACAAGTCGAGCGTGACGTCGGTCGTGCGACCCACGTAGAGCGGGAAATATCCAATATTGAAACGGGCATTGGCGGGCATGCTCGACCTCCTAGCAATGGCAGACGGACACGATTTGAGCGGTCGCCAGCGTCGACTCGACGACGACCGCAGTCGCCGACACGCTCGGGGCGAGCGACGGTCGATCCAGGCCGGGGCCCGAAACCGAAGGAATGAACGGATCGGCATCGATCGACACGATACGAGCGGTCGCGAATCGCAGCGACACGATCACGGCGCCAAAGGGGCACAGGCACGTCTCGCCGTTTCCGGCCGGCACTGGCCACGGGATTGACACGAGCGGCCGGCGACGCTCGGGTCGCTTCGCTCGCAGGAATACCGGAAGCGGGACGAATGTCGAGCTGCTCGTGCTCGTCGTCGCGTCCGACACGAATCCGATGAACGGCTGGCGAGCGCGGCGCGAATCCGACCGGCGCACCTTGGCGACGATCGCGGGCACCACCGACGAATCGACCTCGGTCACTTCACCGAGGTCGCCGAGCGAGAGCAGGGAGAGCGGCGTCTGCTGAAACAGCCGGCGACGAACTACCCTGCGGGCCCGATGCACGATCACAGTCGGCACGTCGCCGGTCGTGCCTCCCGAGTAATAGACGCTGGCTTCGACGTACTGCACGCGGGCGCTCGATCCGCTCGCGGTCGTACATTGAATGCGAAACCCGAAAGACGTCGAGTTAATGTCGGCGTAATCCAGGCCGGCCGACCAGTCGTCGCTCGACGAACCGTAGGAACCGGTCCCGAACGTGCCCGGCCAGGTTGTGACGCCATCGGCTTTGTTGCTGCCCTGCGGCGTGCCGGTCGAATCGACGACGCGAATCGAACTGTCGACCGTATCGCCGAGCGAGTCCCGCTTGATCGTCAGAGCGATTCCGAGAATCGTCGCGCCGGTCGGAATTGCGAACCCGAAGTTATCGACCTGCAAGATGTCCGACGTTTGGCCGGAACCAAGCGAGACCACGGCGTAATCGGAATCGTCCGCCAGCACGTTGCTCGCGTTGATCCAGCCTTGGTCCCCGCCGCCGCCGTTGGCAGCCGCGCCGGGCGCGAGCGTCACGACGGACATAGTTTGCTACCCCTCGATCTGTCGGGGAATGAACGAAAACGCCGGCCGCTCGGCGAGCTCGTCGCGGCCCGCCTCGATATTCGTGAGCATTTGCTCGACCGGCACGCACCGAGCCTCGCAGGCCGGGCAGCAAGGCCGCGCACACTTGCCGCACCACCCAAGGGCCTTCTCGCCGCGCAGGTGCGAATCGATCGCGGCGCGCACCGGCCAAGCCCGTTGGCAATGGCAGCAATGCACGAAGTCCGCGATCTCGCGCCCTTCGACGAGTCCGACCGAATGAGTAAGCGGCATAGCGTTACTCCGACCAGCCGAGCACGGCCTGCACTTCGTCGGTCATCGACGCATGCTTGACCTGCAAGCCGGCCCCGTTCGCCGCGGTCGCCGGGATCTTGAACCCGTGGCCTTCGTAGAACTCGTGCGTATACGGCACCTTCTGGAACAGTTGCAGCGGGAGCAGGATCGAGCCCGAGGTATAGGTCGGCTCGCTCGTGTGGTTGTAGCCGAACGACGCGAGCGCGGCGGGGTCGCCGTCATCTTCTTTGTGCGGAGTCCGAGCGGTCGAAGTTCCGGCCGCCGTGTAGCGCTGGAGCAGATAGTCGAGCACGTTATCGGCGAGCGTCTTCGGGTTGATCACGAGTCGCGTGATCTCGGGGCGGATCGTCGTCGCGCCGGTCAGGCCCACGATCGTGATGTAGGACGAAGAGACGTTTTGGTCTCCGTAGCTGTTGTAGCGGCGGGACATGCGGGGCTCCTTTGTGTTACTCGGTCGCGAAAATGGGGGTCATCGTCCAGCGGGTGACGAGCTCGACCCCGTTGGCGTAGTCTTTTCCCGGCCCGATCAGCCGGATATTTGTCTTGCATCGGGTCTCGCTCACGTCGAGTACCACGAACCGAACCGACTCCGTTTCGAGCAAGTCCTCGCCGTCCTTCGTGACCTGCACGGGGTCCGCGCCAATCAATTCGACATAGCCGTGCAAGGCGTCGCGCGCATCCTCGCGGTCGGCATGCCACGAAACGAGCTCGCAGGTAAACGACGGCGCCCGTTCTCCGAGGGTCTTGTGCGTTTGTCCGTTGACGCCGGCCCGCGAGAATTGCTGCACTTCCTGCTTGAGCTGCGACGGCGCATCGCCGCGCCAGAATTCGAACTCGAACTCCTCGACGCGATGCTTAGCTTCGTGCGGAATGGGCATAAATCACTTAGTTCGCGTTGGCGGCTTGTTCCTGTCGGGCGGGAGCGGCGAGACGGGGCTGGGGGGCTTGCGGATTCGTCGGTCGAACCTTGGCGTTAAACTCGGCCATGATCTGCCGAGTCTCTTCAAGAACTCTCGTCTGGCGCTCTTGTAAGACTTTCAATTGCTTCATGGTCTCGGCCGTCGACTGCGAACCGTCCGCCATGCGCAGAAAAACATCGTCGCCGACGACTTGTCGCGTTCGCGTGACCGCCGTCTCGGCGAAGGATGCGCCGGCCTGTTGCTCGCGAGTCGTTTTTGGTCCTGCGGAAAACAAATCCAAAGCCGCCACGAATCCAATCTGTTTTCCGAAGAACCCGAGCGGGTTCGTCCCGCTCCCGCTTTTCTGGGCCTGGTTGTAGGAAAACGCCTCGGCCTGTCGTTGCACGGCATCGGCGAGCAAAGACTGCGTGCCTTCCGTTTGCCGTCGCAATTCGAGTTGACCGTTGTTTTCTTTCTGCAAAATGGCCGCCATCGCTCGCGGGTCCGATTGGACGTTCGCGATCTTTTGCGTGATCAGCGTTTCGTTCGCTCTTCCGTCTCGCGTCGCTTTGGCAAGTGCGAGCACTTCGTCTTTGGCCGTCAACAACGTTCCGTAGGCCTGGGCAAATTGCTCGGAACCGAACGCCTTTTGCATCTGGGCCGGCGTCATTGACGCCAGTTCCTTGCTCGCCAAGATCTCTTCGAGCGACTTCCCGCGAAACGATTCGCGCAGCGGTGAATCCTTTTCGACCCGTCCGCGACGGTCGAGTTTCGGCTCGGCGATCGCCAGCTTCGAAAAGAATTCCTTGGCACGGTCTCCGCCGATGTCGGAACCTCCGAACGCCTTCGACAGAATCGCCGTGACAGCCAGCAGCTCCTCGACGCTCGCGCCTTGCTGCTTGGCCGCGACGCCCGCCTTGCCTGCCCCCGCCAAAACTTGCTCGGCCGTATCGGGAGCGCTTCCGCCCGCAATAAATCCCATCGTCGCGAGGTCGATTTTTGACCCGGTCTTGTCGACTCCCATCGACGTCTGCAAACCGGTGGCCGCCGCGATCATGCGCTCGGGCTGCTCCATCACGCCATATTTTCGCAGCATGGCGAAATTCTTTACTTCGTCCATCGCGCCGGCATTTTGCAGCGCCACGATGAACGACTGAGCGTCGGCGAAGTTCGACGCGGCTCCCATCGCCAGCACCTTCTCGGCCTCGGTCATCAACTTCTGGAACTCTTCCGGCGACGTCGACACTTGAGCGATCGTCCCCGTTACGCGCGACGCTTCTTTGAGCGTTTCGCCGGCCTCGCGGGCCTTCTGCTGCATCTTGTCGAGCTCTTGGATGATCATGTAGCCGGCCGCCGCCCAAGCCAGCTTGGCGGAAGTCGCCATTTGCGAAAACGAAAACGCGCCTTCTTTTCCGGCTTCCTTCGTTTTCGCGTTGACCTTGTCGAGCTCTTTCAGGTTCTGAGCGATCTCGACCTGCATCGTGTCCTGCGACTTCTTCGCGGCGATCTCGAATTCCTTTTGGTCGATGATCCCCTTGCGAACCGCTTCGTTTAGCTTCTCCATGCGCTTGCGGTGCGCATCAATCGGGTAGGAATCAGTCGACGACAAATCCTTGGCGAACTTCTTCAGCGACTCGTCGGCCTTCTCTTGCTCGAGACGCGCCTTGCGCATCTGGTCGGCGTAGTCTTCGGCAGCCGCTTTCGATGCCGCGGCGAACGTCTTTTTGTCGATCGTGCCGGCCTTGAGCGCCGCCCGATATTCGTTGATCCGCTGCTTGTACAGGTCGAGCGGGGCGACGTCTGGCGCTTTCTGCACCTGCGGAATGCCGTCGGGTCCGATCGACACCTTGTCCGTGTTCGCCGTCTCTTCCCGCGTGCGGCGTAACTGCTCGCGATAGCGTTCCTGGGCCTGGGCTCGACGACCGGCCGCTTCCTGTTCGGTGAGCAGCTTCGCTTTGATCGCTTCGTCCAGGCGTGAATTCTCGCGGTTCAACTCGCGCAGCGGGTCGGATGAGATTCCCTTGACCGACTCGGCGAAGCGGCGCATTGACGGACTAACTTTGTCGGTCGCTTCATTGACGCCTTCGACCGCATCCTTGACGCCGCCAACCTTCGAGACGACCTGCAACAAAGCGCGGAGCAGGTCGGCCTCGCCTTGCGACGAGAACTTCACCGATACTTCGCCGCCTGTCGACATGGTTTAATCTCCCCGCATGGCTAGCCACAGCTCGGCCAACGTCGGACGGAATTTGTTATCTAGGCCCGCTCGCCATCGCTCCCACTCAAGGCGCCGGGCGCTGAGCGGGTTCTTTTTTTTTGCCAAGCCTCGATCGCCGGCAGTCCGACCGTCGCTCGCAGGATCTCGACGGCCTTGGTCGGTGGATCGTCAAACAGTCCAAGTAACGCACACTCCCACTTCGAGACTCGGTAATTCACTCCCAGCACTTCGGCCGCCAAGTCACGCGAGTCCGCCGCGCTCAGTTCGATGTCGCCTCCCGAGTCGTCGCCGACAAGCAAATCGAAATGCGTCTTCGCGATATGCCAGAGTCGCTCGTAATCGCGATAGACACGCCCGCGAGTCCACGCGCCCGAGGCATCGATCTCGGCGTGCGCCGGCAGGGCATGCGACCACTTGATCGTCTCTTCGTCTGGGATTTCGTGCCATTGGTAGGCCGTGGCCGCGATCCAGTCTTGGCCGTCGAGCAGCCGCACGGTCCAGCCGGCTAGCTTCTTCGGTCGCTCCAATTCCTGCGGAGTCGGTGGCATGTCGTTCCAGCGACCGACAAACACGCCCGGCCCCGACTCGCGCGGGATGCGCAGCCACGTTTGCTTGTCGGGGTAGTAGCCAAGCTGTTCGCCGCTCTTGCATGCGCAAACTCCCGGCGCGCCGCCAGGGCCCTTTCCATTCACGGCGCCATGAGCGCATCCGTCGCTCAAGGCATACCCGAGACCGTACTTCGCGGCCGACTCTTTGTTGAGCGTCGGCACGCTTTCCACAAAATAAAGAAGTTGCGCCATGTCCGTCCCTGTTACTGCTACGGAAGAGCCGCCGTCGTATCGATCGCCAAAGCGGGGTTGCCGCTGCCATCGATCGCCAGCTTGATTTCGAGCGTCGTTTCGCCGATCCGCTGGGCCTGGGCCCGAAACGCCTGATTGACCGCGGCCAACCCATTCGGCGTGAATTTGATATGTTCCTCGGTCACGTCCGACACGAACCCGACATTATCCTGGGCTCGCTTGCGGAGATAGATCGCGTCGGTCGCTTGCGCCGCCACACTCCCGCCTAGTCCAACGACCGAAGACGAAAACCACTGCGGGTCGATGCCCGTGATCGTGATCTTGGGCTCGTGCGTTCGAACCGCGATATGCGTTTCGTCGATGTCCGACTCGCTCGATCCGCTTTCGACCGTGTTGCCGAGGTCGATCTCCAGGCTCGTGTACTCGGTCAGAACATCGTTGCCGATGATGATCGGACCAAGCGTCCAGCGAGCCGCCGCGATGCTGATCGAGGGCATCGACGCCGAGTCGTCGATCACGACCGCGTTGTTCGTGCCGTCGAAGATCGGGACGATATCGAACGTGATCTTTGCGTCTTGCCGATGCTGACAACTGATCGTCTTCGGAACGACGACGCCTTTCTTAAACGTAAACGACCGATGGTTCGAACTGGCGACGAATCCGTTCTTGTCGAACTTTTGCAAGTACGCGACCGCGCCGGGATTGGTCGCCGAGTTGATCGCCAGTCCCGTCAGGGCGAGATTGTCGAGAATCGTCTTGAGAGAAAATCCTTCGAGGTTGCTCATCAGCTTGCGGGCGACCATCGCGACGTGTTTCGGCGTCGCCGAGTCCGCGACCTGCTCGGTCATCAGTTCGGGATTGATCATCAACCCGAAGCTGGTCAGGTCGGGAACGACGACGGCCGCGCCCATCGCGTCGGTGTACAGCTTGAGCGAGTGCATCTTATAGTGATAGCTCGACACGTCGGGGCTCCTTTAGGTTGACCGCTTGAGTGCGGCGCTGAATTCTTCCCGGCCGAAATACAGCAGGCGCGCCGCTTCTCCCGGCAAGATTTTGGTGAGCTCGGCCCGCATGTTCACTTGCGAGCGAGGGTTTTTGAAATTGAACTTCGAAGGCAACACGACGCGGGCCTGCTTCCAGGTCCCGCGAATCTTGGGGACTATGCTTTGAAGCATTCCCTCGCCCGTTCGATAGAGCGGAAACGCGCGCCCCGCGCGCACCTTGCGGCCCCAGTAAGACTTTTTGAACGCCTTCGAGCTTGGGTCCATCGCTTGCCCGCGTCGCAGCGTGTAGTGGTAGCGCTGAAACGCGCTCGGCTCGAAGTGGTCCATGAGCATCTCGCGATGCCAACGGGCCGCCATCGCGAAGAGCGACGCCTTAATCGCGTTGTTAATGCGGCGAGCCTTGAAGCCCTCCGACATGAGCTTCTCGCGGTCGATGTCGAGATGAATCATGCGCGGCATCATCATGCGTTTGTTCCCCACTGCACGAGCAGCGTCGCGATCTGGTAATCGCCTTTGCTCGGGATGTCGTCGGGGTGCGTGCGGTAGACTTCCAAGAGCTCGGTATTGACCAGCTCAAGATAGGTCGACGCTCGCGATAGTTGCCACAGGCCGGGATTCGCCATGTCGCCGGTGGTGATCAGTCGCCCGAGGATGTTTTCGAGCGAGCGATCCGCCGCCGCGGCGTCCGCTTGTTCGTGTTCCGGCACGGCGCGATGCAGTTCGACGATAAACGAACCGTGAGCGACGGCCGCCGTAATGCTTCCCGCTGCGTTGGCTTGCATGCCGAAACCCGTGAGCGCGGGCATGTACAGCAGCACGAACGGCCGCAGAGCCTCGAACTCTTCGCGCGAGTATTCGGGCCGGTTATCGGGCGGGGATGGGAGCGCGTCGAGATAGATCCGCTCGAACGTCTCCGCTTCAGAGAACGAGTTGCCGTCGATCGTTTGTAACGCGACGCACTTCGAAAGCATCGTCCGCAAGAGCGATTTCGCGGTTGCAATTGGGCCGGTTGCCGCGTCCATCGGCTACCCCCTTCGTTGCAATTGCGTCGGCGTGCGGTAATTCGGCCGGGCCGTTTCGATCATCGGCGAACGTGCGAGTGTCAACAGCGAGAAGCCATCCGAAGACGTTTCGATGAACGTGATCGCGTACTCGACGCCGTCGACGCGGGCCGTCGCGTTCTCGCGGGGAGCATTGACCGAGTCCGTCTTGATCTGCACGCGGCGAATGCGTCGCGCGGCCCGCTCGCTCTTGTCCTTGACCTCCTCGATCGTCTCCATGCCGATGATGGCATCGCAGACGACCTCGGCGCCGCTTTCGCCGACATAAACGAAACGGTCGGAGCTGGCTTGCACTTCGAAAAGCGCTGCCAGACCGGCGTCGGAGAAAAGGGTGGCGTGATCGGACATGAAACGGCTCGCGGGTAAAAGAGCGCCGGCCTTGCATGGCGACAAGGCCGGCGAATATCGCCACGGACGGGACGCGGCGAAGTTTGGACTACGACCAGACGCTCGTGAGCAAGTGGCCGCACTCGGGATACAGGATCTGCACTTGGCGATCATTGCGGGCTCGGTAGACCGTGCCGCGCGTCGATTCCTCGCGATATTCCTCCATCACGACGGCGAGAGTCGTACCGTCGCCAGCCGCGCCCGGGGCATTCTCTTCCGAGAACATCCAGGTCCGACCGAGGCAGATTTCTTTCGGGTCGTCGGTCAAGGCGACCTTGGCGACCATCGCGTAGGCGTTCGTCCAGATACGCGAGAGCGACGCCGTCGCGTTCTTGTTCGCCGTGTTCTGGATACCCTTGGCGACGATGATCTGGTCGAGGCCCATGAGCGACGCCAGGGCGCTCGACAGGTTCGCGACCGATTGGTCCTTCGTCGTGGCGAGCATGCTCTTGACGCTGGCGCACTGGATCATATGCATGAACCCGCGCCAGTTGATGATCAGGGCATTCGGCTGTTGGCCGCAATTCAGGGCCACCTTGTCGGCCGCCGCGATCACGTCGTCGACTGGTGCGGCCGAGGCATGCGTCGACCAAGCCGTGCCGACTGCGGTCGTGAGCGCCGAACCGGTGAACGTGGTCGTGTTGAACACGGCCGCCGCGACTTCGCGTTCGTACTTGTCGGCGACGATGTTCGCACAACGCGTCATGGCGACCGTTTCCTGGTCGACCAAGTCGCGGTAGATGCGCTTTTCGCGGTCATCGACCGGCGCTTCCCAGCCGTGCTCTTCCGTCGCGTACGACGTGTTGCCAACTTCGAACGTGTCGCGTCCGTAACCGGATCGGGCACGTCGGGCCGTTTCCTGCGAGCGGAGCAGTTCCTCGACCGAAACCTTGCCGTAGGTCGCCGACTGATTGCCGACGACGCGCGGCTTGAGAACCTTCGGGCCGATGTAGCCCGCCTGATTCATCAGCAAATCGAATTCGTTGGTGTTGAGGCTGGCATCCCATCGCGTGAGTGCCGAAGAAGGTTGAGCCATTGTTTCCACTCCGAAAGGATGCAGGTTGTTCGATCAGTTCGCGTTTGTGCGGGTCGATCGCGGGAGGGGCCTGCCCTGCGGAGATTGTCAGTTTCGATTACGTGTTGACGGTGTACTGGGCAGCCCACGTCGAAGCGTCGGTGGCGACCAGCACGGCCAACGTCTTGCCTTCGATGGTGATCGCGGCGTCGGCCGATCCGTCATTGATGTCGTCGCCGCTGGCCGGGTAAATCTTCAGGCCGTTCGTGGCGACCGAGTTGTAGACGTAGATCGGCGGCATGCCGGCGACCGCAGCCGGCAGCACGACGCCCTTGGTCCCGTCCGCGCCCGTGATGATGTTCACTTGGGCCGTCAACGCCGCGGCGTCCGACTGAGTCGAACCGGCCGACGCGATCGTGGCGGTTCCCAGCGGGAGCGCGGGCGGAAGATCGTCGAGCACGAACTCATCGCCGTCGGCCGAAGCCGCCGTGCGAGCGTAGCCGGCCGGGTACAGGCCGTTGTCGGAGAACTTCCCCGACGCGACACAGTACACGAGCGAGCCCGCCGAAATCGCTTCGGACGCAATCACGCGTCGACTCTCGTCGGCTCCCCACACTCGCACCGAAGCGACCGTATCGGTCGAGAGCACGCGTTCGTCGAGCGTGCCAATGCCGATTTCACCGACGCCGGCGACCGACAAGTTCGTGCCGCTGAATTTCACGCGCGTGCCGGGAGCAGCCGCAAAACCGGTGGTGATGGGATAGGTTCGAACGCACTCGCCATTCGCAGCCGTGGACATGTTTTAGAACTCCGAGAATTGTCTTTGTCAGGGGGCTTGTCTGGGAGGGATCACGCCCACGGCATGCGAACTTGCTGGCCTACTTCACGCGGCCGGCGAATTTTTCCTTGATGAGCTCGTGCTGCTTGGCGGGGTTCGTCGCCAAGAGGTAATCGCGCACGAGTCGCGGGTTCTTGCGTTCGACCTGCTGACGCGCGTCGAGTCGCGACAATCCGGCCGTCATTTCGCGCCGCACGGCCGCGTCGTAATCGGCGACCGGTTCGCCAGACTCTTGCGACTGCTCGCCACCTTGCAAATGCGAAGTGCTCGAATGGCCGCCGACGACCGGATCGACTCCGCCCGCCTTCTGCTTCGAGCTGGCATTCGCGATCGCTTCCTCGGCCTTCTTATCAGCCGCCGCTTTCGCGTCGGCCAAATGCTTGATGAAGGCCGTTTGCGCGGCTTGCACCGTCGCGCCGGCTTCCATTTGGGCGAGAATCCAGTCGGACGGCGCGCCGGGGCAATTCGCCTTGAGCTCGGCCAGGGTCGCGGCTTTCGGTTCGGTTTGGGTCGCGGTCATGCGCATATGCTCCATTTGCTGTTTTCGAGTCGCCGCGAGGGCGACCAACTCGCCCACCGCTTCGTCGAGAGTTTTGACGCCGTCGATCAGTCCGGCTCGTAACGCATCGGCTGCCAAAAACACCCGACCGTCCGAAACTTGTGCCACCTGTCCCGCGCTCATTTTCCGGCCGGCTTGTACCGCGGCCTTGAAGTGAGCATGAATTTGATCTACTCGGGCCTGAGCCTGCGCCACTTGCTGGGGCGTGACCTCTTGGCCGAATTCGCCGACCGACTTGTTCTCGCCGGCCTTGATCACGTAGGTCTTAATCCCGGCCTTGTCGGCCGCTTTCGACGTGTCCCAAATCACGCCGCCATAGACCCCGATGCTTCCGATCGACGTGAGAGCGTTCGCGGCGTAAACGCGATCCGCTTGGGCTCCGATCCAGTAAGCGGCCGACGCCATCAAATCGGATGCGTAGGTGCAAACTGGCTTCTTCGCTTTCGCGGCTGCGACTGCTTCGGCGACGTCGGTCGTACCGGCCACGGTCCCGCCCGGCGAATCGACCGCCAACAGGATCGCATCCACGGTCGGATCATTGGCGGCTGCGCGAATCGCCCGCGACAAGTCAGTAAGGGTTGCGCCTGAGTCTTGCCACCACGGGAGCGACTTGCCGAGCACGCCCGAAACGGAAATCAATGCGATTCCCGGTTCGATGAAATCGTAGGGAGCCTGAGCGGTCGCTTTCCCTCCGTTCGCAGCAATCAAGCGCGACTGCGGCGGCTGGGATAGCCACTCGGAAATCCGCACAAATGCGGGCTCGTGAATCGCCCACATGTCGTTCAGGTCTACGTCCATGTCGCGGAATAGTGCATCGGGGTCGGAAGATGTCAAGCGCCAGAATTCACGCCAGGATCGCCGCTCGTCGCGTCGGAGCCGGCGCTCGCCTGTTGGCCGCTCGTCGCTTTCGCGTCGCGCCAGTCGCCGGCTAAATCGCGCCAGTTGACGTTCGGGGCGATGGCCTCGAACTGCTTGTTGATCGCGTCGGCCCGCTCGATCGCTTTCACGATCAGCTTCGCCCGGTCGTCAACGATCGCCGACGACACCTCGTCCCAGTCGCGACCCGATTCCGCGACGACCGCCGAAGCGCTTTCGAGGTTTCGCGAGATGCGTAGGTCGTCGGCCTGCGCGTCCTTGAGCGGTTCGATGTAGGCCCACTTGGGACGCTTCCAAGTGTGGCCGTAAGGGTTGACCGTGCTCGGCAAGTTTCGCAAAGCAGGATCGCGGGCAATCCACTCGCGCACCTTCCACCGCAAAACGGGATCGTGAAAGTTGCGCCGCAGCCAGTCCTGACGCTGCTTGAATCGCATCCGCGACTGATCGATCGCTCCGCGCCAACTGCTGAAATTCGTTCGCGACGGGTCGAGCAAAAACACGACCAGCGGGAGGTCGAGATTGATCGCGACAATTCCGAGGATCATCGACATATGCGGGAAAAATTCTTGATTCGGCACGTTGGGCGCGAACCCGGTCAGCTTCTCGCCAGGGTCGCCCGTAATCTGCTGAGCGAGCCCCGTGCGCTCGACGACACGCGACGAACCGTCGACAAGACTCTCGGTCGTGCGCGAGCCACCCTGTCGACCGCTTTGCACTTTCGCGTCGACGTCGTACTCGCGAAAGATCGCGATGAACGACGCGACTTTCGCTTTGAGCAGCGTCGCGAATTGCAAGTCTTCGTGATACTGAATCGGCACGACCGAAGGAGCGAACGCCGTCACGCCGCGCGTCTGGCTCATCCGCTTCGGATCGTACAAGTGCAAGCAGTTCAGAAACCCTTCCGAGTCCCGTTTCGGAATCCGGCGAAAGTTGTTCGACGGCGTCACGTTTTGCAGCGGGTTGATCTGGTCGGCCGTGATCCAGTACGCGACGCGCTGCCGTCCCGCGTTGAGCTCGACG